CTGATTTTTATGTAAACATCAATACGAGCTACGGCCCGTATGCAGCCAAGGCTTCCAATCAGCTCGTTGTAAAATCCGACCTTCAAGCATCTACTCCCGTGGTGTCGTACCCGCATACAATATGGTACGACCAACCTTGCTATTGGGATGGATTCTTTGTTGAGGGTGGTGCGCCATCAGAGCCTGATGCGTGTGGTCTAAATACAAACTCCATTGTCTTATATGCAAATACCCCTACGCTAGCGAATGGTGTTAGATTATATTACGACAGTGGTCTTTCTAACTTTTGGTATGGCAACCAAGGGAACTGCGGAAATTGGTATAGAAATGGGGGGAATGTATTTACGTATTTAGACGCGAGTAGCACTATCAGTATGCTTGGTCCTTGCTGTACAGCAGACCTTAATATTTCTGCTGTATACACAGGAATATCACAAGTGCAGATGGTGATGATGTTATCTGCTCCGCAACCAACAAACGTTATTCTATCTTTCACTTGGTGTACAGACAGCGGAGCTAGTGGATGGACTAGTATTTATATTATTGCGGGTCAGTCAGGTCCTCTATACGGAATACCATTTGACGTTAGCAGAACAGGGCCTACTACAGGTGGGACATCATGGGGGTCTCAGGAAGTAGATGTTTATGTGGCAAGCAGTGGAGTTGTAACTGAGTTCTATATTTGCTCAACATCTATCTCAATTACAGGAATGCTTCCATCATGTCTGACTTATAATCCCGGATGTGGATGCTAAAAAATAGACTATATTTGTACTATGGCACTACAACTTACAATAGAGGAATTAGAAACAATTCAGGAGCTTCAGAAATCATTCACTAAGGCTAAGATTGCATTGGGTGATATTGAGCTTACCAAGCAGGATTTATTGCATGAAATTGGTAACCTCAAACAGGAGTTCATCGCTAACGAAAAGAAGCTCATAGAAAAGTATGGAGCTGACGCAGTTATAAACGTAAAAACAGGAGAAATAACAAATGGGAAAAATTAGTACTTACGCTACCGACAGTAACGTAACCTTCGCAGACAAACTTATCGGAACTGACGCTGAGAACTCAGACGAGACAAAGAACTTCTCAGTTGGGAGCCTTCTCGCAATGCCTTTGCCAAACGTCCCCGTATACCCAAATAATGCAGCAGCTGTTGCAGCGGGTTTGCCTGTCGGCAAGGTTTACCGAATCACAGGTACAGACCACGCAGGTATCGTGTGGTAATCTAATCACAATGAAATTAAATTTAATCAAATATGGACATCAGGAAAATATCAGTGGGCCCCGACTACAAGGGTGGTGCAATGCACTACATTGTGGGGCAGAAAGTCCTTAACGACACATACGAGATTCACCTCATCAAGTTTGACCACACATCGCAGTCAATCAAGATTTATATTATCAACGAAAAGCAAGAGGTTGTGTTGTGGAAGGAGTTCAACTCCACTATTCCTTTGGCCATAGAACATAATATAAACTACTGATGCAATCTCCATTCGACTTCATAGTGAAGCCTTTGAATGGAAAGCGATATGACAACACCAAGGAGGTAGGCGGGATTGAGTTAATCGTAAGTACTTCAGAAGAAGACTATAGGTTCTCAAACAGATACGCAGAAGTCATAGAGGTTCCATTACGATACGAAGGACCAATCGCAAAAGGTGATACACTTTTGGTACACCATAATGCGTTCAAGTTTTACAATGACATGAAAGGCCGCCAAAAGAGCGGTCGTAGCTTTTTTAGGGATGACCTGTTCTTTATTGAGCCGGACCAATTCTTTATGTACAAGCGTGATAGTGTGTGGTATCCCTATGACCGGTACTGCTTTGTTCGTCCCGTTGCGGCTATTGATTCGTACGTAAAGAAGCCATTCACGAATGAACCGCTTATGGGCGAAATGGTGTATCCAAATGAATACCTCATCAGCAAAGGCGTCAAGGCAGGAGACCAAGTATGCTTCAAGCCTGACAGTGAATACGAGTTTAAGGTGGATGATGAGACGCTGTACAGAATCTTTGACCACCAAATAACTATAGTTTTATAAACATGACAGACTCTAAGGAAATAAAGCAAAAGATTATCGAGGCCGGCCACAAAGCTGTTGAGCAGTTAATCAAGGTAGCCAAGGAAGACATCATCAAAAGAGATGAAGGTGATGAATCTGCGCTTGCTGCTGACCGTTTAAAGAACGCAGCGGCTACGAAAAAAATCGCCATATTTGATGCGTTCGAGATTCTTGCCCGTATTGATGCGGAGAGTGAGAACCTCGCGATGCTCGAGAAGGGCGTAAGTAAAACTGAAACAAAACAAGGATTTGCAGAACGAAGGGTTATATCAAATCGTTAAGGACTATGTTCCTCAGAATGCTCTTGCTAAAAAGAACACAGGTAAGTCTTGGAAGTATGGGTACGATGAACAGTACGATATGGTCGTCATTTCAAGGACGGGCCAAATAGGAGATATTGTCTGCATCTCAGGGCTATACGTTGCCCTACCTGCAACCCCAAAAGAGTGTCTTCAAAGACACGAAAAATCATCAGAGCAGTATTGGGAAAGGCAGTCTCTACCCAAGGAGCTAGCTCGCATTCAGTCAATCTTTCATTGGAACGAGATGCCTACCGAGTTCAAGGACCGGTGGGTTGATTACATTGAGGAGGAGTTTGAGCGCAGGGAGAATGGCATGTGGTTTATGAACAACGGCAAGCCAACGTACATTACCGGCTCGCACTACATGTACATGCAGTGGTCTAGTATTGACGTGGGGTATCCTGACTTCCGGGAAGCTAACCGCATCTTCTTCATCTTTTGGGAGGCGTGCCGTGCAGACGAGCGCTCATTCGGGATGGTGTATCTGAAGATTCGTCGTTCAGGATTCTCGTTCATGTCCTCATCAGAGTGCGTGAATATCGCCACACTCGCCAAGGACTCTCGTGTTGGTATCCTGTCAAAGACCGGTGCTGACGCCAAGAAGATGTTCACCGATAAGGTCGTTCCAATCAACGGGCGTTTACCGTTCTTCTTTCGTCCAATCATGGATGGTATGGACAAACCGAAGACCGAGCTTGCCTACCGCGTCCCTGCTGCCAAGATTACTAAGAAGAATATGCACGATGTCGAGGGCGAGACCATTGAGGGCCTTGATACCACGATAGATTGGAAGAATACGGAAGAGAACTCGTATGACGGTGAGAAGCTTTTGTTCCTCGCTCATGACGAGAGCGCCAAGTGGGTAAAGCCAAACAATATCCTGAACAATTGGCGGGTCACCAAGACCTGTCTACGTTTGGGTAGCAAGATTATCGGCAAGTGTATGATGGGGTCTACCTCCAATGCGTTGAGCAAAGGTGGTGACAACTACAAAAAATTGTACGAGGATTCTAGAGTTGGTGAACGAAACGCCAACGGACAGACCAAGTCGGGCTTGTACGCATTGTTCATCCCGATGGAGTGGAACATGGAGGGATTCATTGACATCTATGGAATGCCGGTATTCCGCAAGCCTGAGAAGGTTATCCGTGGTGTTGATGGTGGATGGATTAAGAACGGAGCGATTGACTATTGGGAGGCTGAGGTGGATTCTCTGAAGGCTGACTCTGATGCGCTCAACGAATTTTACCGTCAGTTCCCTCGTACGGAAAGCCACGCGTTCAGAGACGAGAGCAAGTCATCGCTTTTCAACCTGACAAAAATCTATCAGCAGATAGACTACAATGACTCTCAGATTACTGCACACAGTGTGACACGTGGAACATTCCATTGGCGTGACGGAGAGAAGGATTCAAAAGTGCTATGGACGCCTGACCCAAGGGGCCGATTCCAAATTAGTTGGGTGCCTCCGCTGCACATGCAGAACAAGGTATCTACACGTAACGGGCTCAAGTTCCCGGGCAACGAGCACCTAGGGTCGTTCGGTTGTGACTCATACGACATCTCTGCGGTGGTAGGGGGTCGAGGCTCAAACGGGTCCTTGCACGGGATGACCAAGTTCCACATGGAGGATGCGCCTACCATGCAGTTTTTCCTAGAGTACATTGCCCGCCCTCAGACGGCAGAGGTATTCTTTGAGGAGGTGCTGATGGCCTGCGTATTCTTCGGGATGCCTATCCTTGTGGAGAATAACAAGCCTAGGTTGCTGTATCACTTTAAGAACAGGGGCTATCGTAACTTCTGTATGAATCGCCCGGACAGGCAGCTTAACAAACTGAGCAAGACCGAGCGTGAGCTAGGTGGTATACCAAACTCATCGGAGGATGTGAAGCAATCTCATGCCTCAGCGATTGAGTCGTATATCGAAAAGTACATTGGCTTTGATGTGTCAGGAGCGTACCGTTCGCCTGATGAAATAGGCACGATGCCATTCACGAGAACCCTTGAAGATTGGGCCAAGTTCGACATTAATGACCGAACAAAGTTTGACGCATCTATCAGTTCGGGTCTTGCGATTATGGCAAATCAAAAACACATATATTTACCTGAGAAAAAAGAGTCGAAAATTAGTGTTAATTTCGCAAGGTACACTAATAGTGGTAATACAAGTGAACTCATTAGATGAAAGAAGTAATAGTAAGCATATCAACAACAAGCTTCCCGAGTCAGCTAGTATCTGATGCGGAAAAAGCTACTGTGGAATTTGGTTTGCAGGTAGGTCAGGCAATCCAATACGAATGGTTCCGTAAGGACGGAAACCAATGTAGATACTATAGCCAATGGCGCGACTTTCATCGACTCCGCCTGTATGCTCGTGGAGAGCAACCTATTCAAAAGTACAAGAACGAGTTGGCCATTGATGGTGACTTGTCTTACTTAAACCTTGATTGGACTCCGGTACCTATCCTACCTAAGTTCGTTGACATTGTTGTTAACGGAATGTCTGACCGACTATTCAAGGTAAAGACGTATGCGCAAGACGCTATGTCGCAAGCTAAACGCAGCAAATACCAAGACATGCTTGAGGGCCAAATGGCCGCCAAGGATGTGTTGACTACAATACAAGAATCTACGGGTGTAAACCCATTCATGATGGACCCTGAAGAACTGCCTGAGACTGACGAGGAATTGTCACTCTACATGCAGCTCAACTATAAGCCTGCAATTGAGATTGCAG